TGGCTACTGTGGTGGGATCAATCATCAGCATTATAACTCTACAAGATACCACGCATTGAATCTTCATAGCTTCTTCCAGAAAGGCACTGTTGAATTTAGACTTTTTAACAGCACTCTTCATGCAGGAAAAATTAAAGCGTATGTACAGTTTTGTTTAGCACTCTCTGCATGGTCCATCGAATCTGATGACAAAGTCATATTTAGATCCATGAACGGATACACAGCAAAGAAAAAAGTCACTCTGATGTACAACATCCTTACAAACAGACTTGGACTTTACGGAGACGAGTTCAAAACCTGCAGACTTCACATGATGAAACAGCTTCGCGAAAATGCAAAAGTGGAACAGGTTGCTTAGTTATAAATCAGCTGTCCTACCGGCTTGACGGGGAGAAAGGGAATGTCATGTTATATGTAGCATACGGTAGCAATCTCAATGTACAGCAAATGTCATACCGTTGCCCTGGAGCAACAGTCGCATTTACTGGATATCTGATAAATTGGAAATTGCTTTACAGGGGAAGCCGCACAGGATCTTATGCGACCGTCAAAAGGCAAAAAGGAAGTAGGGTTCCTGTTGCTGTTTGGAATATCGATAATAAAAACGAGAAGGCTCTTGATCTGTATGAGGGCTATCCGAGATTTTATAGAAAGAAAAATGTATTTGTGCAATTAAAAAACGGCACAAGGAAAAAGGCTATGATATATCTGTTGCCTGACTCAGCCACTGTGGGAAAACCATCTAATCGTTATGTTGAAACTGTATTGCAAGGTTACAAAGATATGGGATTTGATACAGATTATTTGTACGATTCGTTAGAATATAATTTAAAAGAAATGAATTAAAGAGGGGGATGTAACATTCCCCTCTTTAATAAGATGTAATCGTTGCAGCGGCTACATCTTTTTGTTGGGTTTCAGGGTTCCCTGGCGTGTATGGACAACTGACGTTTCTTTGTTCGGCACCCTAATGATCAATTCGTCTAGTTCACAGTTTAGCGCTTCGCATATTAGATCAAGGTGCTCAAGGTTTACCCTTTCCGTGAGCTCGTGGTACAACTCATTGATAGTGTTAGGACGTATTCCTGTCGCCCTTGCCAGGTCCGCCTGAGTAAGTCTTAATTCCCCAAGCTTTTTCGATAGCAAAATTTTTATCATGCCATTGCTCCTTCCGTTATAAATTACCACTTTATGGTAATACACGACGGAATTTGTTAGATTATATCGTTTTTGGCTATATCCTATCGAAATCTTGATAAGCGAAGCTTGTTCATATTATCATATTCAATGTATAAAAAAATAGCGGTAATATATGGAAGGAACTCCATTTACAGAGTTCCTTTTGATGTGATATATTTTAATGTGTTTTTAGAAGGCACCGTCTGTTAAATCAACTTCTTGAAGTATCCGGCTGGGACGAACTCCCTTACGAATCCTTCTGTCGGATGTGGAATCCGGATAAAATACCACTTTTTACCATTTACGGTTTCGGTGTATTTCATCACATCTACAACCGCATTCTTTTTAATCACTGGGAACATTTTCGCCTGAGTCTTACCAGCTACACTGTAGCATTTGCAGTCCTTTGTAAATCTCGCTACATAGGCTACTACGTTCTGCTTCTTTTCTGTGTCAGAAGCGGAGAAAATATTCCCTCTATACCTGAGCACGCAATTCCAAGGATAGTTCCGATAGCTCCGGATCAGAAACTCCTTACCAGTCTGGTCTCCCGGTTTGCCGCCATGAGCGGTACCTTTCTCGTTGATGCTGGCTTCTACCTCTTTACCATTTCCACAGTACATGGCTACATGATGCGCTTCATTCAGCAGCACATCTCCTCTGAGCAGACCAGATCCGGTTGCTACGTTAACTTTGCTCGTTACGTCTACAAATCCATTTTTCAGGAATACGTTCTTCATATCTCCTGTGTATGTAGCGCCACCAGACTTAACTGGAACTCCGGCGTTCTGCCATGCCTGAATTACAGCGGAGGAACAGTCGTAATCTCCTTTTTCTCCCCAGCGGTAGTCCTGATCGTAGCCGTGAGAATCATCTTTCGCCCATGTCTCCATCTGCCTTATTGCTTTTTCTGTTTTTGTCATTGCTACATCTTCCTTTCTTTCCGCAGTCACAGCATAATTCCTAATCATGCTGATTACCGCTTTCTGTCTGTCTGTGTAATCTCCTACCTGGTTCGGCGTCGAGTCTGCCGGATCCTTACATAACGTTGTATAAATCTTGTCTGCAGTGTACGGTTCCGGAGTTTTAGACAAGATTCTTTTCAATGCGTCAAAGCCACCCTGGTGCAGGACATTAATACATTCCATCATTGCGGAATCCGGCATGGATCCGTATGTTTTTTCGATGCTCTTCGCATATGTCTGTATCTGATCTTCCATATATTCGTCCTGGCATTTCTTCCCCAGATTAGTGCTAATAATGCTGATAATGCACTGACCTTTCGCAGATTCCGCTGTTACGGCGTATGTATCCCAGCTCTTCATCAGCAGGTCTTTTTCCATACCTGCATTATCCATGTCTTTGAATAGCTTCGGGTTTGCTCTCTGAATCCGGTATAACAGTTCTTTTGCTTCTCCTGCGTACCACTGGCCCGCACCGATCGTAATAGCTTTTTCATTGCTACAGTTCGCTCCGACCCCGGCAAAGCAGGAATAATCCTGCTTACCATATACCTGATCTCCGGATTCCACTGCGTACAGTGTTTTTCTCAACACAGTTATATTTTGCTTATCCATAAGTCCGCCTCGCAAAAAGGAGCCTTAAAACAGGCTCCTAACTACTCATTTTTATTCGGGAGTTTAATCTGTCCAAGCGACTGAATGACCTTATCATATCCAACCATTGCAGACAGCCATGAAAGCAGGATCAGCGCAATAAGGTATACTGCCATCTTGCTGTTTATCTGTGCATCCATCAAAATAATATATCCACTTCCTACAAGCACTGACAAAACTACAGCCACCCCTCCTGCAAGGAAATTTGCCTTGTAGGTTTTTTTTGACTCTTCAAGCAACTTCTTAATACCTTCAGTCACTAAGCCGGTAAAGATTGATACAATCATAAGTAACAGTAAAAAATATTCTAATGTCATAAATTATCCTCCTCATCTATGTTCCCGACATTCATGTCGGAATCATTTTGTTCTCGTCCTTCTTTTTCATCCTGTTTCTGCCATTTCCGATCCTGCTGTTTGTCTTTGTTTGTTCGGATCCAACCGCATATGCCGCACTCTCCAATCGTTGCCGCCACAACTGCGCAGGCATATGTTTCCGGCATACTTCCGCATTCCCGGAACACAAGGATCATCTGCCAATTGAACCATATAAAAAAAGCGCCGACGAGCATCAGCACAATGTTCAATGTTCCGACTTTCTTTATCGCCGAAACTATCTTTTTTATTTTCTTTTTTATAATAGCCATCTCAATGCTGCCTTTCTTATAAACCGAACTGCTTAAAGAAAAAACCGATTGCAAGACCAATCAGGGTTGTAAGTACATATCCTGTCACCTGCTTCCACATTTCTCCGTCCCGGCTTTCGAGCGATTCCAGACGTGCCCCCTGCTGTTCTTGCTCCTTGCACATCAGCTGAATGCTCTGTGCCAACTTCTCAACGGATGTTGTAAGCGAATTTATCTGCTTTGTGTTTCCTTCGAGCAGTTCCAGTCGTTTATTCTGTCTCCCGTTTTCTGCGTCGATTCTCTTGCAGAATTCCTCGTGCTCGGACCGGCTAATGTATTCCGCCTCCATATATTTCCTCCTATATTCCTGTCTACACCTTCTATTTTGACCTCTACGGTGGACTTCTTTGGCTATGCATAGTTTTACCTCCATTAAAAAAGAGCCTGCTCAGGCCCTTTTTATGCCATCAATTCTTCATCATCTGCATCGGCATACTTTCTACAATGAAATTCCAATGTATCCATATCCTGTTCAATCTCATCAAGGGTTCTTTCGCTCTCACCCTTATTAAGAAGCAGAAGATCATAAATCAATGACCATTGTTTACTTATTATCTGCAGTTTCGTCATTCTTCCTTTGCCAATTCTCCCATTCCGGAATCTTCCAGGATTTCTTTTACCTTTGCTTTCAGAAGTCTCGGTACCTCTGCATAAGTTTTCTTTCCAAGCATAATCTGCTGTGCCCATAACATTGCCATCATTTCTTTTCCTCCATCATTCTGTAATAATATAATAAAGTTACTCAACAGTCTCATCATTACTGATATACCAGTTCTGACATCTCAAGAACGCATCCTGTAAGCATTTCGTTCGATGCTTTCAATTCTTCAAATTGCTCTTCCAAGCTCTTTTCGACTTCCGGAACATAGGACATATACTTCGCAGGGGATGCCCTTACTGTTTCTTCGTTGATCTTGTCTGCAGACTCTCTGAACTGGTGATAATCATATTCATACATCATCTGCTTTGCTGAGTCTTCCATCTGACCCTGTTCAATTGTCACTTTCTTCTCATTCAGGCACAGTGTGACATCTACCATGCCATTATTGACAGGCTGCCAGCGCACTTCTGGCTGACGTTCCATGTATTTCGCTTTTTGCATGCTTGCTGATCCTCCTTTTTGCAGCTGCGCAAACAGCATCAATGTTATATTTGTCCTTGACATATTTGGAATCGGTATGTTTGAACCATCCATAATAACTTGCACATTTATAAGCGGTCTGTAACGGGATTTCACTTTTATTTTTCATACAGTACCAAGCAACAGAATATGCTTTCCTCGCCCGTAGAAAGATCTTGCTACGGATTTCTGTGTGTTCCCTATAAATTACATAGCCCATCATGTCTATTGGCTTACCTCGCCTTTCTGCCTTATCCTTTTCTCTGTAACTATCGTATTTCTTTCCTGTTTTAATACGATAATCAATCGGAAACAGATCTGCATCAGGCTTAATTGTAAGACCATATTCTTTAAGCAGATACTTCTCTAATGCCCGGGCCGCCCTCTTAACATCGGCTTCCCGGGCTCCTATAAGTAAAATATCATCCATATACATGATGCAGAAATATACAAGTCTTTTGCTTTCGGTAGTTCCATCACGATGTTTCCTGACTTTGTGTAAGCCAAGAACATATACATAAGCTTTCGCAAGATAGTAATTACAGAGAAACTGGGATAATCCTGAGCCGATGTTGAGTCCCTGCTTGTAGGTTCCTATTAAGAAATATACAAGATATAGCAGGACTTCATTTTTTACATCATGTTCCAGCATTCTTTTTAGCTTGCGGGTATCTACAGATGGATAGCACTTCTTTACGTCACCTTTCCAGGCGTACCGAGACATGCTGTATTTCTTCCGGATCTGGTGCTCTATTGCTTTCTTTCCGCCGAGCTGTCCTTTTCCCTTAATGCTTGCGTACTGATGGTATCCCAGCTTTCGCCTCCAGAGTTCATCCAAACCTTCACTGGCTATTTCATCCAAAATCAGCTGTTTTACGCTTTCTACACCGATTTCTCGGATTTTTCCATTGACCCCATCTTGTCTCCAACTGTATTGAATAGGTTCTACTTTCAAACACCGGTTCTGGATTTCATAGCGCAGGCTTTCTGCAACTGTATGGACCAGACCAGATACCATGAGATTTCTTTCGTCTGTGTCCCGAAGCAATCGTTTCATAGCCTGCAAACTCATTGAGCTTGTGCGACCATGCAGATACTTTGCCACATCTGACCGTTTCCATTTTTCATCAAGCGCTTCATAAATTGAATCTTCAATAAAATCATCTGCTAAAATATTTACATTCTTGCAGCATTTCTTCATAAAGGCATTTTCCTTTCTGTGTGATTCAGGGACTTTCGGTTGTCTACTAGTCCCGGCTGACAGCGCACCTGCCAGTCTCCCCTTCCCACTCTACAGATGTCAATCTACTTCATGAGAAAGGAATGGCCTTTTATCACGTATTTCGGGTGTTCCCAAGTATAGGCTTCTTCAGCCGGCTTATGAGGTCGAGTATCAAATTTTTTATACACAGAAATTGTCGCGAGGATGTTCCACCAGGCATTCGTCAGGCCATTGTTGCCATTCACGTACGACGGGCCAGCGATGCCGCCGTTGTTCAGATTGCCGCGCCGGAGGAGCTCCCGGACCCCATAAGTCCTTATATTATATTTTTTGTTACTTTAAACCGTCTGTATTTTCATACGGTTAAATTCATCATTTTAAAATCATTTGTAGCCATTGGAGGGGACAGCCCCTCTGTCAGGCTATCGCCTGCCATTCACCCCGTACGGCGTTCGGAGAAAGGGTCGCGAGGATGCCCCACCAGGCACTCGCCAGGCCACCGTCGCCAAGCACGCACGACGGGCCAGCGACGCCGCCGGCGCCCAGACTGCCGCGC